TATTTTGTTAGGGCGTTATTAGGGCTGGTTCAAGGGCTTAATGGAAATTGCCGTATAGGTGAAATATATGTTAATGGGAAACTCAACACCGCTCTTCAGTTGACTTTGAAGAATGGCGATGAAGACGATGTGTCTTGGTTGTGGAATGAGTACAATTACGATAACCCTCAAAAATACAAAGACCTTTTCTATGCTGAGTTAGACGGATCAGTGGGGCGGAATATTTTCATGATGCCTTCGCTTCAAGTGTCTGTGACTCGGACTCCTGGCTCGGATGAATATGATTTTTTAGCCACCACCCTTCCAGAGAACAATAATCAAAAAGGAGCATGGGTAAATGTGATATCCACCAGTATCGGGTGTTTTAACAACTCCGAAGTATGGAAGCTGGTGGATTATTACAAGGATAAGTGGGAGCCTTTGAATGCTCTTACTTATAACAAATGGCCTTTTAACAAGGATTACCAACCCTATGATACAAATCCAGAGAGCAAGACCGATTTTTCAGCCTCTATTAAGGAGGTCAAAGATTTCATCGGTGGAACTGATAATGTTATCGGGCTTACTTTTGTTGCTCCTTGGTTCTGGGACTTGGCTGATGACAGTTTTGTTCCTATGCATGCGTTTGAGTTGATCCCTGTGACTCTTGTAATACCTAAGTATGAAGAAATAATGGGATTCACCATCCAAGTAGGAACCGAGACTAAAAATACAGAAATAATGAAATTGAAGGTCAAGCCTGTTAATGCGGGGGGGGTGGAATATCATACCGGGGTTGTTCGTCAAGGCGAAGACACAGTGGTGTCGTATGAGACCAGATTCCCGGAAGGTTGTACAGACTATAATCCGACTGTAGGGGGTGTTCAATTTCTCAATCAATACGGAGAACCTCAGATAAAGCAGATTTATTTTGATTCAGACGGAATCCCTTGTTATGGAGGAACGCCAGCAGACGACGGGCTTATTCAAGGGATTCAGTATGCTATTTCTCAAGGGTTTGAATTTTCTTTCTATTCCTTTATGGAGGTTGCTGATCCTCCGGGAGAAAAGCCTTGGCGAGGCAACTTGTTGCCAGAGCATAAAACTATAGGTGAATTATTGACCCAGGTTAAGAGTCAGTGTCTCTATTATGCTAACCTTCTCATAAATAATAATCTCAAACCAAAACGATTCATAGCTTGCTCTGAATTGGTAAAAATCAACCAACAAAAAACATACGCTTCTCCTCATCGGAGCGATGTGAGAACTTATACCGATGCTCACGGGACGTTTCATTTTACCTCAATTCCGTATTTGATGGATATTGTGGAAGAGGTGAGAAATAAGTTTTCCGATGCGGGCTGGGGCGATGTTTTAGTTGGGTATTCGGCTGACTGGAGCGAAGTAAACGGATTCAAGGATGATGACGGGTATTGGTGGAGACCGTTGGACGATCTTTTCGCTTTTCAAGACGAGGTTTTCATCGATGCTTATTACGGCGTGACAGAACACCATACCTTGGCTTATCAGGATTATTACGACGGTTGGACCAAGGGAAGGGATTGGGATTATTACATAACTGATTATGATGATTGGAAAGACGATGTTGGAGGAACAGCCCCGATAACCGATCCTGCTTTTGCTGCCAAGAACCTTAAATATTGGGTTTCTCACAATCATTACAATTACAATCCAGACGGCTCTCAAAACAGTCAGACAGATTGGGTTCCGAACAGCAAGAAGATTTATTTTGCTGAAGTGGGGTGCCCTTCAATAGACAGCGGAGCGACCGAGCCCAATTTGTTTTTCGACCCTAAAGCAGTTCAGGGTGGACTTCCTAAAGGAACCACTTTGACTGTTTGTAATACAGTTCAGTTGTTTTACTATAAGAGCATAGTTGACAATGCTCATGATGGAAATCTGCCTTTGAGAGAGTTCAGTCTTTGGAATATTGATTCACGGCCTCTTTTCACCCTTATGGGGTCAGGAAGGTCTTTTTGGGATGATGGATATAGAATACCAGTTGGGCATTGGATGAAATATCCTTATCCTGATCCTGTATCGGATATTGTTGTTAATGATTTTGAACAGAGGCGCAATATCTCTTTGAACATTAACACATCGGCTATCTCTTCCGCTTTTCAACAAGCTCGCTCCGATGGCTGGTATTGGAATGTTTATATAGACAACCCCGTTCCTTTCCAAGAGTTGCTCAAAACCTTGAGCAAGCAAATGCCTATCCTCTTTTATGTGGACGACGGTCAGTTGACCGCAAAGTACATAAAACCCGACGATGACGGGGCGTTGTATAATGTAAAGGATTATCCGGTTAATGTTCAACAAGACGGAACCGGCTATTTCATAGATGAACCGTTCGATCACGTAATTCATTCAGGAAAGCGTTATGAAATTTCAGGAGGCTATATACAGGATTGGCCTTATACTACCGGGAGTTATAATGTAGATTCATCCAATGTTATTGAAGGGACATTGGATATAATGGATGGAATTAAAACAAATATTCGAGCCTCCGTTACATATTTTGATACTACGAACTTTGAAAACAAGGGGCTTAAAACCAGAGTTGAAACCTATGAGGTAATGATCGGAAGTAATCTGAATTGGGAAGATTCAAGACTCAACCAAAGCATTGCTCCCGATGGGCTGGTGGCCCGTATGATGGCCCGGTATATAGCTGCTAGCACGGTGTATAACCGCAACACCTTCAAACTCCAAAGCTGGGAGCGTTTCCACGTGGGGGACCGGGTGAGGATAATCACAAACCTCAAAGACAGTTATTACCGGGTTATGAATCTTCAAGTGGACGAATCGGGCTTGTTGAATTACTCTGGTTATGAGGAGTCGCAACCTTTTCACGATATACTTTCGCAACAAATTTCCCCGGTGGATTATCCGGAGGCTCCGCCAGCCCCGTCGCCGACCTTGACTTTGGCGTATTTTGCTAACTCGTTTGACAAATGGTATGTTTCGGCGGACTATGGCCCGGATATTGCTTGGGTTATGGTTACTGCTACCTTTGGTGACGGAAATCAATCTTCTTTCTTCGTTACACAAATTTCTACGTCAACCTCTCTTTCGCTTGATAATGAAACGATGGTGAGAATTGAAGGGTATGAGACCGGATATTATATTACAGACAATAAGGAGTTAATAGCCTTGGCCCCAGGGCTTTATGGAACATACCTTCAGAGGGGATATGACGGAACAAGAATAAAAGATAGCAGCCAACAGCTCTTTTCCCTTTCTTTCCCTGGAAACGATCCCGTTCCAGAAGACGGGCTTGGACTGTCGTATGATATTCACGCCCAAGTCATGTACGGGAACCAAATGTCAGACGAATCATACCTCGGAAACGATATATCCTATGGGATAGGGGGCCGTGTATATCAGAGGAAAGGAAAATGGATTGTTGCCCCTCTTATCAGGGGGTTCGGGGCGGGGACATATCCCGGCGGACAAGCTCCTCAGATCAATTATGATTTGTTGAAAATGACTATAGATGGGAGCGATTGGAATTCAACGGTTGAGGCAGAATTGGACTATAAGCCCACGGACGTGGTAATATACTACGGGGACTACAGGGCTTATGTTCCGGTGGATTAGGAGGCCAAATAATGTCAACAGAACATTACGGATTTGCTACAATACAAACTAACCAAATGAACTGGGACAGGGATGTAAACACAAATTGGGGCGACTCAGATTTTCTGTTTCACTCCCAAATTGTACCTCCGGAAGGAGTGTTGAGATTCGACGAGGTCACAGGAACATTACCACCCTACACGTTGGGAAGAGTGCGAGACGGGGTTTATGGGCTGCCTGCGTTTGAAGAAACTGATAATCTTATTCCTTCGGCTGAGTCTTTTTCTCCTTCCGATTGGACATATACGGGTTCGCCGACAACCGCTATCTTTGACCGGGTTATGGGGACAAAGAAAATCTCTATCCCAGACGGTTCGTCAGATGTGTCGGTTAATTTTACTACAGGAAGCGAGACCAATCACATTGTGTCGTTTGAAGGCGATGCGACCTTGGAAATATACCAGGGAGCGACCTTGGAAGAAACCATCACCAATAGCCCTGCAAACATAACCCTTTCCGCCTCTACAACCTACAAGCTCAAAGTTCTGGGCTCAGGGAAATGGGCGGCTCACATTCAAGTAGAACCCAAATCTCACGTTACCCCTTTTTCTACCAAAGAGAACAAGAGATACGATTGTAATCTGGTCTGGAATTTGTCTAAAAGCTATAAGATGAACTTTGGGATTCGTTGTATCCCTATGGCGTCATCGGCCAGGGAATCAGGGAGAATATTATGGACTGATGCTTTTGAGTTGTTTTTCAACTCTACCTTCTCTGCTATCACCCTCAAAATCGGAACCGAAACTACTCAAGCCCTTTACAACTTTCTTCAGGACCAGGAATATTTGATCTCCGTAGCAATGGCATCGGACAAAGTGCGTGTTTATGTTGACCAAGTGAAACAGATTGAAGCGGACGGAGATTTGTCTATTACTCAATTCGGAATACATAACGGGATTCCGAATGTATGGGTGACCGGATATGCTTATGCTCCTTACAAAGGAATTGATAATCTGGCCTATCCGCCTGCTTTTATGCTTCATCGGCCTGTAATTTCGCCTATCAACACTTCAAACAGCTACAGTGTGAGACAGTTGGATGAGGTGATTATGGCTGATGTTAGTTCGGCAGGGATTTCCATTGATATGACTCCTGAGGCTCAGTGGCCTGGTCATGAGGTTCTTATCAAGGATGCTTCGGGAAATGCGGGAACAAACAACATAGTGGTTAATCCTCATGGAGATGCTACTATTGACGGAGCTTCATCTTTCACAATCAGCACCAACTACGGTGTGGTCAGGTTGTGTTTTGATGGGAGCAATTGGAGTGTGGTGTGATGGACTTTTCTGTTTTGGATGCACTGGTTATTGGAGGAGCTGGTGGAAGTGCGTCTGCAGGAGCTTTGGCTTGGTTCTTTATTAGGCGTTCTGTTGTAAAACTTGAGGAGGAGTTTATGAAGAAAACAGATTGTAATCTTGTCAGACAGATAAATGACGAGAAAACAAAACTTGTTGTACAGAGTGTTGATAAATTGTCAGACAAGTTAGATGTTCTCGTTAGTCAGTTAGAGAAGAGAATAGATCAGAATTTAGAAGAATATCGAACACATCAAAACACTATATTGTCATTACTTCAAGGAGGCTCATAGAATATGAGAACAATAATATCTGTTACAACTTTGATAATTTTTCTCCTTTCTTGTGTTGTTTCATACGCAGGAACTTACCAAAATGTCAGTGGACAGAAACAAACTTTTATAGACACTTGTTACAAGGATGCTACATATGAGCCGTACGCTTGTCAGAAAGCAGTTCAGCCGGGACAGGAGGTTGAAACTTATTTGCTTCTTGACACTATCTACGGATCAGACATATGGCTGAAAGTTTCTGATGAGCCTTACGCTCCACTTTCGGTTTATGATCAGGATATTGACATCCCTGCTGGTGGTACAGTTAGTGTGATTGTTGATCCAGAAACATTGTCTATTAAATTCTATAATTTAGGCACAGTTGATATAATGGTTCAATTAAATTCATCTGTGTCTCCTTATCCTGCTGTATTGAAGGCGAGTAATTCAGAGAACGATGCTGATGAATTAAAGATCATTAACGACAAGAGAGTGTCTGTCGTGTACTTCACGAATTTGAATGACACGACTGCAGGCTCTGTGAAAATGCGAGTTATTCCGTAGAGGATTTGCATATAATGAAATCATTGTTTTTTATTTGTTTTTTATTTGTTTTTGTTTTATAATCTTATTCACTAATCTGTCGGCTTTTGGAAGTGATTGGTATGTGGCTAATACAGGGAGTGGATCGCAAGACGGGACTTCTTGCGATAATGCGTGGTACGGCTGGACAGGAATTAATTGGGATAATATGTCAGATGGCGACACGCTTCATATTTGTGACACGCTCTATCCTATTCATGATATCGGGATACAACATAGCAACATAACCCTTACAGGTGACGGAGTTGGCAAGATTGACTTCAGCGGTCATCACGCTGCGTTGAAGACTTATGCGTGGTATGATGGGGCGGGTCATCACGCCACCAATGTGGTAATTAAGGATTTGGAGGTTTTTGGTAGCGATTATGTAAATGTATATTTAACTGCTGCTGACGAAACAGACGGCACTTTCAATAAAGTTATACATTGTGAAGTCCACGACCTCCAGAGCACGGATAATACCAGATCCCTAATTATTTCAAGGGGGAACCACAATACTATAAAGGATTCCGTTATATACAATGGCCCCGGCGATATGATTTATCAACGAGGGAACGATTTCACCTTTGAAAATAATACAATCTTTGGAATTACAAACTCCGGATCATCGGGAAGAGGGGACGGTCTTCAATGCTCAGGCAGTCATACAGGTTATATCATCAAGTATAACCACATAGACATAAGTAGTTTTTATGAACCAAAACAATGTATTATTATACAAGGGAATAACGCAACGATTTCATACAACTGGCTCAAAAGTCAAAATTACGGAACAGAAACTACCCATTCCAATGTTGTTTATGTTTCTGGAACAGACGAAAATATCCATCATAATCGTATCATGAATGGATATTATGGAATATGGCTTTCTTCCGCATCAGGAGTCGTTCGTTACAATATGGTTAGCGGACTTAATCGTGGAGGGATTGCTGTAACGAATAGAAGCCATGATCTTGGAGTGATAAATAATACAGTTTTCAACTTTTATGACAATGTCTCTGGAGATAGTTGTTATGGGATATATGTATCTGGAGATTCTTCGAATATAGAGGTTAAGAATAATATCATGGCCGGGAGCCCTGATTATGGATTGTGGTCAAATGTAGCGATTGACAATGACTACAATTTGTATTTTGGAAATTTGTCGGACAATACGCACAACATAAGCATGGGCTCGCATTCGATTGTAGGCAATCCTTTCTTGAACGGAGATGGACATATAGATAATTATCATTCATCATCTATCAATTCAGGGACTTCAATTTCCGGTATCCATGACAAGGCTTATCCTGAAAACGATATAGATTTACAATATATTGTAAATAGTCCGGACATTGGCTGTGATGAATTTCATATCCCTCCTAAAATTAAAAGTGGTTTAATAAGGCGTGAAAAGGATCTTCCGAGATGAAACGTTCTATAATTTTATCCTATTTGTTTGTGTTGTTTTGTTTTTGCAGTAATGCAGAAGCAATAGATGTGTTTATCAACCCTTCTTGTGAATATAATGGTGACGGAACTGCTCAAACATGTTCAACTTCTGAAGGAGGAGTTGGAGCTTATAACACAGCACCCACTAATTGGGTCATAACGACTGACAATACACATGTTTATTGGAAGCGAGGCACAATAGATGATTGGAGTTCAAAGCATAATATCACTCACCAACGGATCATTGCCGATGGAGATGGCTTAATCTTTGGGGCCTACGGTTCAGGTTCAGATCCTATAATTATCAATTATTATGATTATCAAAGCTCACCACCTACTTGCACCCTACACGACACAAACGTGTGGTTTTGCGTAACTGATAGCTCTTATGCGAGCAATCCTCCTTTCATTCTGGGACTTGGTGCGGATTGGACACCAGGAAAACAGCGACAATATCATAATGGTGGAGCCCACCAAGCATTAGATGAGTGGGGGGAGTGGGACTATCAATCACTATCTGGCGAAAACCCTAATGGGTTCTATATTTATTCTCCCTCATCAATTAACCCGTTCACGTATTATGGAGAGATCCATTTTCAGACTGCACAGAACACAACTATCCGGTTGCGTAATATCACTAATGCAAAAATCAAAAATATAAGGTTCTATAAAAGTTATGTAGGAATCTACGTTTCTTCCAATACTTATCCTATATCGAAAGTTCATATATCTGGCTGTAGTTTCGATCAATTGTTTTATGGAATCAAAAGTGCAGGAACAGACACACGCCCAAGTAGTAATTTAATAATCGATTCAAATGTGTTGTCAAACATACTGTGTGTGCCTATATATTTTAATGGAGTTTTTGAAGATTGTAAAATCCTTCGTAATTATCTTTTTCACAACGGATACACCAGATCTGTAGGAGGAGTTTACTGGTCGAATCATTATTCTACTAAGCCTGATCCGGGCTTAGAAATAATGCACAACTATTGTGCTGATTATCATTATGGTGAGTATTGGCCAGACGGGTCCTGTTATTATTTAGATGAAGGGGCGAGTCATAGCAAAGTTCATCACAATATAGCCGAGAATACCGCCAGGGCATATATGGATCATAGTTCCGAAAACAATACATTTTATTACAATGTAGGTGTTCATGTTGGGCAGGGCGTGCGGTTATCTGCTAAAAATACGGGTTCGGGTGACACTGTAACAGTCTATAACAATTCTTTTGTTGATTGCGGCAATTTTCCTGATTTTGTGCCTGACAGTTTGGATCACACAAGGCAATGTGTGAGAGCAAGTCGGAATTATGATGATATTTATATTATAAAAAACAATCTTTTAACGGCGGCTAATGGTGCTATTGGTGGATTGGCAGTTGATAGTAATGTACAAGATCAAGTAATTAGCGATTCCTCTAATAATTTGATTTATGGCTTTGAACATCCTGGGCATAGTACCACAACGTCGCAAGAGATCGATCTGTCTGGTCATGCTTCAACAGACAATCCTATGCTCTTAGGTTTTCATATTGCAAAAACTTCTCCAGCAGTCAATGCAGGAGTTCAAATATCTGGTATTCACGATCAATCTTCCCCAGCAAGAGATATTGACCTGCAATATGTGATTAATAATCCAGACATTGGTGCTGATGAATTCATGGCACGACCTGTCAGAGGTTCGTCACGAATAAACACAATTGAACCCCTATCTACATTTTCCACAATAGGAATACAGGAGTGAATGATGGACAAGCATTTTGTGATATTAGCCATGACATTGTTAGGACTCGGCGTGCTTTGGCACCCTCCAACCAAGGAAGCAGCGCCACTAATTCGAGATATTATTTTATCTTTAGGCTCGATCGCCACAGGCACAGCTATTGGGTATCAGCTTGGCAAAAGGGAGAAATAAATGAAAATCGTATATGCAATAGTATGTATGTTGGTGTTTGGAGTTTCTTCTGTTTTTGGGGTTGATTGGTATGTAAATGCCAACTGTTCACATAATGGTGACGGTACAAGTCACGAATGCGCTTCAGCTAATGGCCAGTCTGGTGCATGGGCAGAATTAGTTTACATTGTTTACGGTTCTGGTGGTGTTCAGGCTGGTGACACAGTCTACATTTGTTCTGACACCAACACTCGTAGCAGAGTCACCGTAAACGGAACGGCTGAGCACCCAATAATTATCAAGCCGTTATTTGGAGTAAGCCCTAAGATGTCTGTTGTTGACAGCTTTAGCTCTTGGACATCTTTAGGAGATGGGAGATATACAAGTCCTGTATACACAGGTTTTCTTTTAGAGGACAGTATTTATCAGGCGAAAGCCTCCAATACGGCACTGAACGATGGTGTATGGTATTATGACGGAGCGGATACTTACTATAGACCGTCAAGCGGAACGCCTAATAATCATGATGTTAAACGGTTAATGGTGAGAGCTGTGTTTGATTTGCAGGGGCATTCACATTTTCATTTCAGCGGTTTATCGTTTAGAAATGTTGTGTATGGAGTACATAGTGATTCAACATCGGGAGTAAGTGATATACAAGTAAAAAATTGCTATTTTTATGATATCGCATCCGCAGGAATACATCTTAAAGCACGGAATACTGACAATAACGATATTGTAGTGGAACGGTGTGTGTTTAACCGTGTAGCCCAAGACGTCACTATTGCGTCTCATGGTGACGGCCCTGAGCGTAGCCGGAATGTATCAATCAAACATAATAAATTTTATAACACATTTTATACAAATAATGCGAATTACAAATGGAGTGAAGCAGGTTCTTTGGCAGACGGAGAATTGGTTTCAGTACAAAATGGTGATAATGTAGTAATCGTAGAAAATTATGCCGATAAAAGCTATAAAGGGATCGTATGTTATTGTGCTCCTAATTCGCATTATAGGGGCTTAAAAATTAAACGAAACATCCTAAATGATGTAGAAACGTATGGTATAGCCTTGCAAGAGGCGAACAATGGCAATCACGCAGAATCCTTTGTGGCATACAATGTGTTGCAAGGGAATAAAGGTGATTGGGGATTTTTTCTTGACCATATTCACCTAACAACCACTATAGTCAATAATTTTATTAGCGGTTACGAATATAATGTTAACTTAGGCCATAATATCGCTAATATTAGGTTTTTGAACAATTTATCGTACAATCCAACTGGTGAGCATATTGCTTATAGGTTTACTGACTCAAACGATGGCAATAATGATATAAATTATAATTTATACTATCCTGATGGAAGTAGTAAATTCGAAAGCAATTACCACATATATCACGATTTCAATGGATGGAAATCAGCAACCTCACACGACGTAAATTCTAAAACTGATGACCCTCTTCTGACGGGATATCACATATCCCGTCAATCTCCAGCCCGTAATGCGGGTGTCAAAATCTCAGATATTCACAAGCCTTGGCCTAATTGGGCTAAAGATATCGACGGCGACTCTATTGTGGATACGCCAGACATTGGTGCAGATGAATTTAGAATCAGACCTGATATTGGCGATTCAAGAATGTTTATTAAGGAGGTAGATAAATGAGAATTATATGGTTTCTTTTACTCAGTTTAATTCAAGTTTCTATGGTTTTCGCCGCAGATGCAAGCGTGGAAAGCAGGCTAATCGGCCTTGCCTGGGAACACGATCTCCCTCCAGATATTGCAAGGTACGAAATATCTTGTGTGCCTGGCGACAATGCCAGTATTGTTCGGGTTCCTGTGGATGACCCAAACCTAAAGATATCTGACACAAACCGCCACTACTTTAAGACGTTTGAGTGGTCTGGCAAAGTCCCAGTCACAAGAGGCAAGGCTGAATGCACGGTTCGGGCAGTCGACCTCGCAGAGCAAAAAAGCGAATGGGCTTCGCCCCCTGCAACACAAGACTGGGAGCCGGCAACAGTTCTTCATATCCGTTTTGTTTCTACTCCTGATATCCAGATTGAGGTGACACAATGATGAGATTGTTAAGCTTGCTGAGTATTTGTGTGCTGATTTCTGGATGCGCTTCATTTTCCGGCGGAGCAACATACAGATACACATTTACATCAGCTAATTCAACAACTGAGATTAAGGTGGATTCGAACAGGGAAGTTCAGGACGGTCTTGTATTTCATGTTGATCCAAAGACAGGAGCAGTTGATGTACAGACTGGTGGCCTTGGAAACGGGCCTAACAACACAGAGGTTTTCTTAAAAGCCTTAATCCAGGCTTTAATCGAAACAGCAAAGGCGGTGAAATAATGGCAATCAAAATAGATAGCTCGGAAGCAAAAACCATTCCAGCAATTACGCTGGATAAACTCCACGTAATGCAGTTTGCATTTACTCAAGGTAAGAAAAATACAACATCCGATCCAGACAAATTTGCTGTAAACGCCACAGGGAAACTCTACGGGACAGACGAAGATGGTCACGTTGTATACGATGATGAGGTAATTTCTGTCTCGACACAGGATTTCATGCCTGAATTTGTGAAATACCTCTGCCTCCGAGAAAATAAGGACGCTGAAATCATACAAGGCCAGATACAACAAGCTATCTCTGATGTTGGTACAGAGATAGCGAACGGAACAATATCCAAAGAAAAGCTGTTCGCATACACTCGTATGGGAATAGCCTTAATTTTCGAGGTAGAAGGCGGGCCAAAGATAGCAGGCGAGGAGTAATATGGCAACTCCTACCATTATAGAAGAATTAACCGTTCTTGATGATTTCGAGGCATCAAACCTTGATGATCGCCTATGGGAAATAGGAGGGACAACGGGCGATGTGTCTGTAAGCACAAGCATCGTCAAGCAGGGTTCTCAGGCGGGGGCTTACAAGCCTGGGTTTGCTGCTGCCTGGGTTACGGGAATTGCTATAGAGTTTACATCCAGCCAGGATTTATCATCTGACTATCTGTGGTGTTGGTATAACATCTCGGATAAAATTTTCGGCAATCTTGACACGATTGCCAACGGAGGGTTGAGACTCAGAATTTATACTGGGACTCTTTCTAAAAATACATCAAGCGATTCTCTGAATGATTCTTCCTGTAACTATAATGAGTATTATGTGGGAGGGATAGATACACTACGGTCGGGCTGGACTCGACACGTGTTCAAACCATCCAGCATGACTCCAATAAACACAAATGGGACAGTTGACCTGTCCGATGTGACGGCTGTTGGTTTCATTACAAAGTTTAGTTCGAATCTAACGGGAGTAAATTCTCCCGAATTTTGGATAGATATTTTCCACAAAGGCCCTGGGGTCAAGTTTGCAGGCGGAACGGAAAGCGACCCGATAGATATAACAGGGATACTTGATTATACAGAAGACAAATCTCGTCGTATGGGTATCGTTGAAGAGTACAATGGAGTATTTTTCCTCAACGGTAAATTCTCCCTGGGCGATACCGGTCAATCTGTTTATATGCTGGAAGACAAACGGCTGTTTATCTTTGCCTCGCATAGCTATTACGACGGCTCTAATGTAAGCAGTTCGACAGGCGACGAATTTCATGGGTTCGTCAACACCGGCGACGATACAACGCTCAAGTGGACAAACCATGCTACCAGGGTGGCAGACCTAGATTTAGTGTCATGGGATATGGATTTCCATACCGTTGCAGGCACGTTCCTGGTTAATCAATCTACACTTTACGGGGCACATAGCCTCAAATTCTGTTCTGCTGATTATATCCGAGCGACGTTCAATTTCTGCGATGAGGTCACAGCAAACGGCGCCAATATGGATGACTGTATTTTTAACGTCAACACATATTTCATGATTTCATCTCTTAATACGCCTAAAAATATCAAACTCTTCTACTCATTTAATGGCGTTACTCTTGGAGACGACACGGTTCACCTGAGCAACTATACATTCGATAACTGCACCTCGGAAATAACGCATTATAGCGCAGGCACTCTGACGATTTATCAGGAGGACGGAACAGAGATTGACCCGACAAAGATAAATGAATCAGGCGGAGGAAATACCATTCTTTACAACAAACGAACAAAAACTTTTACAGGGTTGCCAGAAAACACAGAAGCCAGAGTGGTTCAAGGAGCATATACCCTCGACCATGAAGCGTCTGTTACAGGTGGGGAATATGAATATACCTATGATGTGTCTGATGATCCGGCAAGAGCATTGTTTGTGTGTCCTGGGTATGTAATTGATCCCGTAAATTTCACCTTGGATACAAACAATTCTACCATAGCAGTCACTGCTAAGCCCGATCCGAGTTATAGTTAAGGAGATTTTTAGATGGCAAAAATAACGAGCAAATCAAGTCTTGTTCTTGGTACAAATGTAAAATTCCATATAGCTGATAAAGGCGGTACTGATATCAGTATTACCAATAATGGGAATGGAACAACCACAATCAACTCTACATCTACCGATTTTACAGCCTCCTCGGAAAACGGAGGTATTGTAAACAGGGGAATTGTTGTTGGGGATAGAATAACCCTCAGTCACACGTCAAACAGTACAAATGAGGGCTACCGAGGCGATGTTACCTCGGTGTCAGCCCATAGCATTACTTGTACGGACGTTGACAATGCTTCCGCAGACGAGAGCGCAGGGGCTGATATCAACGTCCTTGCTTTTAAAAAGACTTATCAGTTTTTAGAGGCCAACGGGTTGAGCTTTGTTGATGGGGTTCAAGGGCTGGTTTTCGCCTCGTGGTGCGTTGACGAATGGTATAATACGGACTTGGACAAGTATCCGTCTGTATTCACCTCTATCGAGCCAAGGGCCAAAAGCCTGGCAAATAAGGACGGCTGGGAGCCTCACGACTCAGATACTCTAAATGCTATTAGGGATTCTGCCTTGGAAATCAGAGAAACAGAAACATCCAGCTACACTAAAGCGTATGCGTTGCTTAGGTCAACAGGCAATCTTCATGCTTCGACCGATCAAATGACATTCTGGTATTATAATGATCCAGAGATGAATGCCCCTAATGAGGCAGTTATGACTGGTTACATTAACCAGTTAGTCCTTATTCATGATACTGATGGAGATGATAAGAGGGGAACATGGTACACTCGGTGTGCCGAGCCTGGAAAAACGATTGTTTTCGAAGCACACGATCTCCAGTACGCTGAAATATACCCCGTTTCAGCAAATAACGCCATTGACCCAAAACTGGCCGACCCGTCAACGGGGACGCCTTATCACACTGATACAGAGATTGCTAATGGGGCTGACTATCAAAACATTAAATACTATGTAGATTCGGACGGGTTGTACCAAGGTGATGTTGACGGTACAACCTACGATTTTGACGGTCATATAGACGGAGACCATAAAACCCATCAGACAATACACGAGAAGATTAACTACCTTCTCAGACAACCTACCAACATAAACAGTGACAATACTGGGGACGCAATTCGGGGAGATAAACACAATATCCTTACAGAATTCAGTGGGGATGTCTTCACAGTATATTCATATTTGCTTAATTACCCCGCTGCACAACGTAATGACCTCCGTCTTGTTGACCACAGTGGTACTGTACGCCAGTGGCCGACTATCGTTGCCCTGACTATAAGTTCTCCGTCCATTCTGGTTGGAGGACATTTCAGCATCTACCATAAAGACACTTTCGGGACGCATGATGCTGTGCCGCTTCAGGACGAAGACGGCACAGATCAAGAAGATGTGTCTATTACGGGGAGCGACGCAATAACGATTGCTTATGGCTCCTATGACGTTGATGGTCATACTCCAGGAACACCGATTGATTGTACAATAGCCTGGGGCAGACCAGGTTATGTGGAACCTGGAGATATGGATTTTACGATCCAAGATGAAAACTTGACTGTAACCTTGTCACCAAAAGCCGATCCAAGTTACACATCGGCATAATGGAGGTTTTTGATGGCCTCTCCTACTTGGTATTTCGACGGGGATTTGAGGCGGATATATGAGGTTCCGCCTCATCCTACATATACAACAGACCCAAACGGCTACCGTATTTACACCAGCACCGATCCGTCTGCAGACGCTCTGGTATATGTAGATATTAAAAAAGACCTCTGGAGCCGTTGGGTTGATTGGGCTTTTGCTCATCAATGGGGGCTGTTAGCTTTTGGCCGGTCAGGTGGGGCTTTCCGAGGCTACGACGAGCAAGGAAATGAACTTTACCAATCGGTTGATTTCACCCTCTTAAACGATAACGGTTGGAAGATCGTTCTGGCTAATTATCCTCATGAGACTCGATTTAAGGGAAATCTGTATGCTCAATCAGACAATTCCCTTTTCGATAATGATCGGATTGATTGTGTTCCGCCTCCGATAGCGAGACTGGAAGGTGCGGCAGACCTTTTGAGTTATATCGTTAATACAGGCAGCGGACTGTCACCAGAAGAGCAGCATAAACTTGATTGGATAAGAAGAAGACTGGCTGGAGACGAAGAAAGAAGACCCAACAGAATCATTGTCACAGACCCAGACACTGGGGAAACTTTGCTTGATAAGGTTGTGTCTGGCGGACAACTAACCCAAACTATTAAGATTTATAGTACATGAAAATAAAAAGAGAGATATTATATCATTTCCAATGTGTGAAATGCAATAGATGGTGGTCAATAGGAGATGCTCATATTGAAGGATCTGTTAAAGACAGAAAATGGTTCTGTCCTTGGTGCGGAGCAGAGGATTATGTAAGATGTATATGACAGACGGATATGATAGTGAAAGCAGCGAATCTTCTCAAGTCATATTGAAAGAATGGATTGAAATTTCATTTGATCAAAACATAGATCTTTCTTGTTCGACCCCTATTTACAACATAGAAATGGATCCTGAAATAATATCAATTGAGCCATATTGTATTGAAATATGTGAGGAATTATCATGGACCTTAGAGATATAGAATGGGCTGCAGGGGATCATTACCCAATTCAGCTAACTATTAAGAATAAGAGTACAGGAGAGAAAATTAATCTAACCGGATATACTTTTACCATGTCAGTGTCAAAAGAGGATTCCGGCTCTCCTATTATTTTTTCTGTGAACGGCGTTGTCGACCCAGATCAAACTAATAACACAGGAGAATTGTCATTCACTCCTCAAGAATCTGACACCTCCGATTTATCACCTGGAAGATATTATTATCGAATTGCTATGTTTGACACCTCATCAAACAAACGTACAATCAGAAAAGGTGTTTTTCAGATAGTATGATAAGTAAAAAATGTCTTAAAGCAAACCATGTCATAAGAACTAAATTGATAACCATTCAGTACAATTTGCAAAAATCTTACGGAAAATATTGTTTGGGTATTATCAAAGACGATATAGCTGATATTGAAAGGATATTAGATGAATGTTATAAATATAAGGCACGAAATACAGACATGGAGTGATTTAGAACTGTTGTCCGGGCTCATTGTCGGAGAAGCAGAAGACCAATCCTGGGAAGGACGTGTATTAGTTGCTATGTGTGCTATGGAAAGGTCAAAACATCCAGGGCATTGGAATTGGGGAAGAAATCTTCGAGAAATCATCCTTGCTCCAACGCAATTCTCCTGTTTTCAGGATAGTAATATAATGAGAATCATTCATCGGAAAAGAGAAGTTGATTACATATGGAGAGAAAACAGTCTTATTGCTCATGCAGTTTATACAGGAATGTTGAATGACATGGTAAAGAGAAAGCCCACACACTACCATGGGGTTGATGTACATCCTTCGTGGGCTAAAAAAATTGAATACTTATATAAGGTAGGAGACCATTTGTTTTATACTTGTTTCGGCTCCTGATTATTTTTCAATTTCTATCTTGGGTAATAATATCAATTGAAATCCGTTACATTGTTTGGCTTGTTCAAGCAGCCATATTCGCTGTGATTCTTCATCTTCTCCCAAGTAATAAAATTTCTCAACGAATATGGTATGAATACCTGCTTGGATCATCTTAGTTAAACAGGTATTACAGGGTGTTATGCTAACATAAGCAGTAGCTCCTTTACAAGACACTCCGTACATGGCACATTGAAGCAGAGCGTTTTCTTCTGCATGGATACACGGTATTTTGTTTAAGGACTCTCCGCTTTTTCGTGTGGGATACAAACATCCGTTTTCATTGCAATTTGGAAAGCCTGAAGGTAGGCCATTGTATCCAGTAGCGATTATGCGTTTGTCCTTTACAATCACACAGCCTACTTGTCGTTTGACACAATTACTGCGCCCTGATACTTCTCTTACTATGTTTCTAAAATAACTATTCCAACTTCTCATTTTCAATCTTCTCCATATATTAAAAATATCTATTTTCATGGTGACACCATGAAAACCAATAATCATACTGCTTATCACAATGGATCATATTTGCATGGCGTTCCATACAGGCTTTTACTTCAAACGGCATTTTAACAGGGCCGAATACCTTAGTAATTATAACATTGGCATTTAATATAAAAAATATCATACAGGCTATCATAACAATTGTTATTATTATTTTCATCATTGTCATTCTCCAAAATTTTCTTTTTCTATACTTTTTACATGGTTAAAAAGTCTTTGATACTCTATTAGGGATATTTGGCCTTCACGAAACGCCTGTCTTATATGCCATAATGTTTGCTCAATTGACATATCTTCATGAATTAACCAAGTGTAGTAGTAACTAATCGGTATAAAATTCATATCGATGCCTCTTCTTTTGCTTGTTTTTGTGATTTTTTTACAAACTCATACCCATGAAAAAACAATAATATTTCTCCAATTACTATCAATATCCCAACAAAGTTTCCATTAGCTGCATGATACAATGGGAGCAATAAAAATATCACCATAAAACACAGCACTATCATTAACAACATTATTCTCATTATCTCAATTCCTCCTACATTTTTATTTATTACGAGCCTGTAAGTGTTTTGTGTCATGTCTACCGTCTGGTTTATTTATTTTTTTAATCATTCGATTTATTATTTGTATACCAGATTCAGCATCTATCCCAAGCAATTCCAAGTACATTTGCAGCATACCACTTCCACCAGATAAAAAGTCCTTGGCAGACTGAATACAGGCATCTTGCTCCATATTGATCCCTGGTTTAAGTTTTGAATCTCGTATAGCTTGCTTTATAATAGCAACGATCAACTTCTGTTCTGGTGAAAGTACGGGTTTTTTGAATTTAAACTTTTCTTCCATGTTTTTCAACCCATTCAGGGCAATATTCCAGCAAATTTTCAAAACAGTCTTTTATTTGGTATACACCGGTTTTAGTTTTCACTATACAGCTACCTCCATATTTCTCCAGGAAACTTAATTGCTCCCTGGTGAGAGTGTGCCTGGTATTTCCTGACCAGTCTTTAAGCTCTACAAATCCCTCTGGCGTGATAACATCGGGCATGCCCACCGGAGTGCTGCATCCCTCAATGCGAAGGCCATCAAACCCATGATCCCTTAACCATCTCCAAAGTGTCTTTTCACTCATTTTTGAATAACCTCTTCCAGAGTTCTGATAACACTTGCTTTGTGGCTCTGATATCTGCCAGAGCATCATGTGCGTTATCAAGCTTGATCCCCAGGGTACTGGCTACAGTTTCAAGCTTTCGATTTGGCAGAAATATGCGTTTCTTTTCTTTTATCTCCAGGAATAGTGCCAACTGTAGCGGATCCAGATAAGCACCACCATGAACCAGACCAAAAAAGAAGTCGTTACCATGGGATTTGAACCAGGCATTCAAAAAACTTGCATCAAATGAAGCATTATAAGCCACAAGGATGAATTTATCTGCCTTATTATATTTATCAACATGCTGCTCCAATATCAGCCGAAATTCTGTGCATGCCTGGCCAGATGTAAGGTCTCGTGAAATAACGTCAGATATTTTGAGTCCTGAAACCGCCAGGGCCTTTTCTTCTATTTGCTTATCTGGATGTGGTCGCATTTCAAAATTGAACTCATCAACCTCTTTCCCATCTATGGAAATAATACCTGCCACCTGGTGCACCGTGTGAATGCTTGGATTAAACCCTGTGGTTTCTGTATCTACAAATAGGTATTTGTTCATTTGGTTATGTCCTCAAGTTTAAGATTGAGCATTTTAAGAAGCGGTTTCATTTTTTCTTCAAGCCGGTTTCTTACCCATAGTCTTATTTCAGACGTATCATTACAATGATTGTTAAGATATACATATGCTTCAACCATATCCGCCAGTTTACATATGGGGCAGCCGTAATAAATAGGCTCTTTATCTTTAAGCGGTGATGGGATATCTCCAGTATATGCTTCATCAAGTTCATGAAAAAGCAAGTACATCACATACTTTTCCGGTGATTTGCCTACCAGTTTACAGATTTTGGTAACATAAACCATAGCGTTGTAGCAATGCTCTGCTACAGATTGTTGACGGTTCATAGATATAATGCCCCATCTAGATATATATTGCATCCTTAAAGCTTCATTATCTTTAAACGGTGCTGGATATTTCATTAATTCTCCTTTCAAGTCGTTTGATTTTGTGGTTCATATGTAATTTAACTTGTTCTTCGATGTCCAGGACATTGATTACTGACATGAGTGAAACGATAACGTCCGCCACCTCTTCTGCAACAGGATCCGTACCTGTTCTTTCCCTGTTAAATCGAGCAGTAGCGGATATAAGTTCAGCACATTCCTCTTGTAAAATAGCAATTTGGCCTTTGGCACCCCACACCGTAATGGCTGCCATGGTAGTGGGGTGCTCTATATTTATTTTAATCATCGGACAAATTAATTTCTTGTGGGGTACCATTCAATATCTTCCAATTTTGGTCCCCAACCCCACCATGATACTTCTTCAGGAACATCAAAATCAGGATCATAATTCATAAAATTAAGAAAAACATCAGTGATGCCATTGGTAAGCAAAGCTTCCTTATATTGCTTCACAGAAAACGTAAATACTCTACGTTTCTTTTTGCTGATACTGGTATATTCAGGTGGCACTCCTATATCTTCCCAGGTGATCTCCTTCTGATCCGGATAACATGGGCCTGACCACCCTATCATATTGCCGTTATCATCATATCTATTAGCAACTCTGATAGGGTATGTACGAGCACAGCCTATTATTCGCTTTACCCACTGAATAGGGATGCCTGCATCTGCAAGAGCCTGCTGGGGTGAGGTATTCCTGGATGTGCAATGTGGCCACATCCCAAAATTAAGTGATAGGCTATGCCCCTGGGCAACAAATACCAGGATTCTTTTAGCTGATAAAAGCCTATCGAACCATTCATCATTATTGATTACTCCTTCTAAATGCCACTGCCCAGCGGTGCATTTTATACCACTATTTCTTCGCATTTTAGTTACTACAGCTTCCATTCCCCCTGTCATGGTGGACCCAATCCTGACAAGTTCCTTTTCAGCTTCCAAGGCATGACTATTTACCACTGCAGCGTTCTTATGGATAAGTACCTCTTTTCCGTGTCCTTCTCTTCTCAATGCTGCCATATTGATGGCAGATCCAGGCGATATCATTATTGTTGCATGGTAACTACATGGGATGGCTGACCATTTTTTGCCTTTACCATCATATCCACCAGAATTAGGATAGGCATTCGTTACAATGACATCAGGCTCAAAATACCTGGAATATACATCCAGGAATAGGCGTTTTCCTTCGCTTCCAAATTGCATTCCACAAATTATGTGTACTTCGGGATCAATCATGTCCAACTCCTTCTAAGTATTCTACATTTAGTTTAATGGCTTCTTTTGCACAAAATGGACAGGTGTTATTTCGATGCAGCAATTGCAATGATACCAACCTGCCACATGACCTGCATGTTATAGTGTCATTCCATGGCCACACTGCATCGGGTAAAGTTTCCACTGCATCTGGTCCAATATTAACAGTAGTTTGTATGGCGCATCTTATACAATAAAACTGGCCAGTAAGCGTTGACTTAGCTACAGCTCTGTTGTGGCATTCAGAGGTGCTGCATTGTTTAAAATGGGATATCGGATTCATCGTCAAACCTCTTTTTATATCTTGTTGGTGGAATATGCTTATTATTGTTATCGGTTTTGGTGTCTAAAAATTCCACGTTAAATGCAATGATGTCCGTGGTATATCTGGTTATACCATCTCTGTCTTCATACTGGCCATACTCAATTCTACCCAACACAGCTACTTTGCTACCTTTTTTGAGGTACCTTTCACAGTTTTCAGCAGTCTTACCAAAACATATGATGCGGTGCCAGTTGGTCTTGCCATCTCTTTCATTGGTGGCTATGTTAAATTTGGTATATGGGTCACCGTTTCTGCTGTATGATAGTTCTGGGTCATTTCCAAGGTTTCCAATAAGTATTGCTTGATTCATTTCGTTTCTCCTTTTCTTTTTTCCTTTCACTGATCCGAATCAATAACCTTCGGTTATTGGTTTAGTAGATGCCCAATTGTCGCCTATTTCTGGTACAGTACGAATTGGGATATCAGATATTCCATCCAGCACACTTTCCATTTTGTGCTTGATCACGCTGATAAGCTCCATATCATATACTGAAAATATAAGCTCATCGTGCACCGATAAATGGAGAGGCTGCACTTTATAGGTGCTTACCATAGCTGCTTTTATGATATCCGCTGTCCATGCTTGATACAGGTATCCAGCTGCCTTATGACAGAATCTTTTATCCGGAAACCTGAGGTACCTTCCCAGGATAGATATTACATATCCCCTGAGCCTTGCACGGTGCGCAGCTTTTTTAGACATGTTACCCACTCCTGGTATGGTCTCGTGATATAAATCAAATAACCTTTGAGCCTCTTCTCCTGGCACCAGAAAGCCTTCTTCATTTATGGTGTAATTAAGCCCCATGGTTTGTGCAAGCTTTCCTGCACCCATACCAAAAATCTGAGCAAGGTTAAGTTGCTTAGCATTACCTGTTTCTGGGTTAGGGTCCCTGGGAATGTCCATCATTTCAGCAACCAAAGTGTGAAAATCAGTGTACGGGTCCTTTTGATATGCCTTTTTAATAGGATGGTCAGGATCCCTGAGCGATATATAATGTGCAAACCCTCTCACATCGCTCTGCTCATAATCACACCTCAGAAGCTTTGCGCCCTCTTCTGGAATAAACAAGCTCCGGAGCAACTTCTTCATTTCAGGATCCCTTTTGGGAATAGCCTGCAAATTTGGACTGTTGCATGAAAGCCTGCCTGTTACCACCCTGGTCTGATTGAAATTGGGATGTACACGTCCATTTACCAAATGCCCCTGAATCTGAGACACCAAAAAAGTATCAAGGATCTTTTTATACCTTCTGATATCCAATATCAGCTTTGCCGGCGGATATGTCATTTGCTTGAGGGTATCAGCATCAAGAGACGCAGCATCAGCCTTGGTGGCCCCCGCTATAGTGCCATCTACAAGCTCAAATTTCCCGCTCTTGAGCCTTTTCTTTACCAGAAATCCCCGCATCTGAGGAGTAGAATTTACATTAAGATGCTTTCCGGCAATGCTATCAAGCTCCTTTTGCTTGGCATCTATCATCTTTTTGACAGAATAAATAGTCTCATCAATTTTGCCGGTATCTACCCTGATACCCCTTCTTTCCATCTGGATCAGCACCTTGATTACTTTCCGCTCAAGCTCATATACAGGCGGAAATTCCTGCTCCTCTTGTTCCTTATAAAGCTTGCGGAGTGCAACAATATCCTGCTTGGCATACCTGGCCACAAATTCTGGCGATACTTTATGCAGATTTTTCATCTGTACATTCTTGGTGGCCTTGCCCCCAAACATGTCCGCCAGATCATCTATAATGTCCAACTTTTCACCGGTCAGACTATCCAGGTCATAATTGAACTTGTGCTCATCAAGAAGCTGAGCACGCACCATTGTGCAATCCAAGTTATAATGGATAAGGTCTATGCCTATTTGATAAAGAGCATGAGCATCAAACTTTACATTATGTGCGACCACCAGATCTGCTTTATTAAGGTCTCGTTTAAATGGTGCAATATCCTGATTTCGCACATCAATGTACCTGGGTTCAGTATCACCCAATGCCCAGCTTATACCGAATATCTTATCACCAGTGAACAAATTAACGCCAGTCGTTTCTGTATCGATATAAATAATCATAGTTTCCTTTCACAATATATACCACATCACGGCTTCTTGTAATAGCAGTATACATTAATCGTTTCTCTTCTTCGTTATTAACGTTTACTTTTGTACTCCCTATGTCATCATATATTGCAACTCTGTTCCATTGAAGTCCCTTTGCTTTGTGCATAGTCATAGTCTTATCACTATTTACCTGCACATACTTGGTTCTTACAAGAACAACTTCTGCATCTTTTGGGATCTTATCTGTATATATCACCTCCCCTTTATTATCTGTAGGTTTAAATCTTGCATGCGGCAAGATTTGTTTAGCAAATTTCACTACCTCTTCTGGGCATCTGTGTGATTGATCCAGATATTTGATTTCTCCACCATATGAAGTCATAATCTTTGGATCTGATCCGTTGAATTGGTATATGCACTGGTCCGGATCTCCAACAAGCCACAAATTCTTAAGTCCGGCTTTTATGAGCCTGTCTATTACCCCTTTTAAAGCCGGATATAAGTCCTGGGCCTCATCTATAAGCAAGTTTTCCGGCACCTTATATGGAGTGAACACTTTTAACATATCATTAAAGTCATAAAGTACGTGGTCCTCCTTATATTGTATGTATTTGCTTATTTCATCTGTGATTTCATCAATGTTGTAATACCCTTTATGCAAACATGCTTCAATAATGCTTTCTTCAGTTATCATCTCTTCAGTTATGTTACATGCATGGTTGTATACCTCCATAGCTTCTTTTGATATATCATAGTCTGTTATAATGTCTTCAGGTCTTATACCTGATGCCCTGCAACAATAACTATGTATGGTTGAAGCCCTATATTCTTTTCCAAGTTTATTGTTGATGCTTTTTGCAGCCTTTCTTGAAAAAGATACTATTATAGTTTTCTTGGGATCAAGCCGGTTGGCTGCCCTGGCCAGATATGTGCTCTTTCCTGCACCAGGGCAGCCTATGATCACCTTAACGTTCACTAAATGGAAATCTGTAAGATTTTCATTCGGATCAATTTGCTAAAACGGCTCATCTTCATTCATAGAGACATTCACCGCACCGCTGGTAATTTGTTCATAAAGCTCCGTGGCCTTATCAAAGAGTTCCTTTGATGGATATCCTATCATGGCCACAGCGTAATTCACATAATCACCCTTATCTGATGTCTCATCTACCGTGTATAATTTATATGCACGGCTCCAGCGTGGCCCTCCTGCCATCCTCACCAGGCTGTTCCATTGCCTGGCTACCTTGGCCTTGGATTTGGGCATGGGTACCATAACTTCCTGGCCATTTGGGAGCAAACATAGGTTTGTTGGAGTGTCCACTATCTCGTACTTGTTTGGATCTTCAAATTCTACAAGTGCATTTTCAGCCTCTTTAAATGTGTCATATTGGCCAGCAAATCCGCCACCCTCATCTCGAAGCTTCCAGATGATATAAAACTTCTTAAAGAGTACCGGTATCACCACCACTGAATCCCCATAAAGCTCACGGGTAACAGTGTTAAAGATCATACCGATTTCGGCACCTTCGATATAAGCCGGATCCTTTTTCTTAAGTTCCGGACTCAAGCCCTGGATGATGCTGAGCCTTGGGATAATCAGGTCTTCGTGTGTGACCTCTTCAGATCCCCTGTTATCACCCTCTTCAATCTCCATCCAGTCCGGTCTTTCTTCGGTAATGATTCCTTCTGTTTTCATAATTTCGTCTGTCATCGTTCTTATCCTTTCTTTAATACTGCCCTGGTATAAGGCGTTATTTTAAATAAATCTTCAGGTAACTGTTCACCTTTCTGGAGCATCTCCTTTGCCCAAGCCTTTCCTGAGGACGCATTCACGGTTTCCGTGATAAGATCCCCGTGACCATGGTGATGCAGCCATCTAAAAGCATCCTCCTTTTTGGGTGCCGGAATACTGAAGTATATATCTGATGTCAGATACACAGTACCTATCCCATCAAATGTAGCACGCTCCAAACCGGCTTCTTCCATGGCCTCAGGAATCAACTTGAACCGATATTCATCGAACTTCTTTTGTAGTTCCTTCTTTTGTTCTTTGATCTTTGCCAATTCGTCTTTGATTTCTTTAAATTCTTCGATAAGTTTGCGCATTATTCTTTCTCTTTCAAGTTCTCTGGTCTGTTGTCTGTTTTATCTCCATTGATGTGAATGATGGGCTTCTCTGGCCAATACCCATGTACAAGCCTCCACACAATCTGGTGTTCAGAAAAACTGCAGTAATTGAACATTATTTTCCTGAATCCACTTCTTGCATGGAAAGTGCCAGCACGTGTTCCGGCCTTTTTGTTGTTTCTGGTGATCTTCCAAAAAAGCTCACCGGTTTCTGGATTGAGTTCAAAAACATCTTCCACCGGCATTTTTTCAAATGCCCTTTCTGCCTTTGATACATCCATAAGTATGTACCTCCTTTTATAAGATATTAGTAATTGCTGGTATCACCAGCAGCGATAGGACCATTATACCATACCTTGGGACTCTTCACAAGTATTATGTTGACCCATTCGGATCAATCCAATTGTGATAAAATCTCTTCTACATTCTTCAGAATGCTCTTTTTATGCTGCAGACACCATAACACTCTTGCATCTAAAGTGCCTTTGGTGATGAGGTGGTAATACACCATGGGGTTAATCTGTTGCATCCTGGCAATCCTGCCTTTGGCCTGTTGATAATGGCCAAGATTATGTGAATAACTGTAAAAAACCATAGTAGATGCGCAATGTAGGTTGATGCCAGTAGACCCCACTGCAGGATGAGCAACTATCACAGGAAACGCACCATTCTGGAAGTCCTGGACAATTTCATGGCGGTCCTTAGGCGATATGCCACCATCAATAAATGGTGCGTTATATCGTTCAGATATAGTGCGGATCTCTGAAATGAAATTTGCATATATTACCAGTGTTTCTCCTGTTTCCACAATCTCATCCAGGAGCTTGATCTTTGGTGCCGTAAATGTTTCACGTGAAACAGGATCATAACCGCCAGATATCTGCAGGATCCGGAGCAATTTGGTGAGCGGGTTTAGTTCCCCATCATTCAGCACCACATTGATAAGCTCCCGTTGTTTCGGAGTCATCTTGCACTCCCTCTTAACATCAGTCTGTGGGGGCAGATGCGGCATAGCATCTTTCTTGGATATAAAGAAGGTGTACTTGGAGATATTCTCCATAAGCTCATCCTCATTCTTATAACCTACAATCTGCCTATTTTCAAATCCGCCTCTGATGCAATATCTATTTTTAAACCCTATAAAGGTACTAATACCTATGATATCAGGGTTTAAGAAACCATATATGGAAAACAAATCCTCCTTGCCATTTAGCACTGGTGTCCCTGTCATTACATACCGCCTTCTGGCAGGTTTTGCAATCTTATATGCATTTTTGGTCCTTTTGGCATTCGGATTCTTTATGGTGTGGGCCTCATCAATGACCACCAAAGTACGGTCATCCACATATTTCTGAAGCTCCTTATTTAACTTCTTTGAAGAAGAAAGCGACTCAATACCCTCTATCCTGCAAAAAGGCAGGGTTTCTGGAGCGTGCATCTTTATTTCATCTTCCCAGTTCTTTTTGATAGACACCAAGCCAATGATCAAAGCCTTAATATCCCTGATTCCAATGAGATTGTTGATAACATCAATCATGATTTTTGTCTTGCCGGACCCCATAGGCGCAATTAAAGCACCATAAGGAAGAGATAAAAGAAAACGAACTGCACCTTCCTGGTATAACCTGGGTTCCGTATGAAAAATTAGATCCAATGGTGCAGGCACCATTGGTGGACTTGAAAGCTGATCTTTTGGTAAAAGCCCCAAGTCAACCAACAACGCAATATTTAACCTGCTTTTGTACACCCGCCATGAGCGTGTTCTCTTGTTCCACCGCTTGTCCAGGCCCTCTAACAAGTGGTTGTGCTCAAACCGGCATTTTACAAAATATGCTTCTTTATCTTCTCCTATTATATTCATCTATTAATGCTCCTATATCAAGTGTGAGTCCTTTTTTATATTTCTTGTCATAGTCCACAGGCAGGGGATACCCAAAGGACTCCAACCATTCTTTCCGGATCCATTCAATGGACGGCTCCTTGTCACATATCCTTTGCATTTTATTACCTAAATATTCAACGTTAATCTTAAAAATCACGATTTCTCTTGATACTCCGTCTTTTTTTCAGGATCTCTTCCTTTACTATTGTCCGCAAGCCCTTATCCTCCTGAATCAGTTCCGATGGAATAAGATAAAGTCGTCCGTTTATAGTCGTACAATATTCCGCACCCATAAACTGGAATCCTTTTCTGATATCATCATAAGAAACCTGCTTTCCGGATGCAAGTAAATTGTCCTTGGCATCCACTTCCAAAGGCGGCACGAGTTCATCTGATTTTATTTTATATACACCAGTATAAGGTGTCGGCTCCACATCAAAATAAATCTTAAGTGCAGTTGCCACATCCTGTGGCTTATACATCTTTTTGCTGGAATATACCAATTTATCAATAGAAACATGAAAGCTATTGTCAAAAAACCCGATGAACTTATCTTTACTCCTTAAAAGAACAGCCGGATCCTTTACCGCAGTGTGTATGCTATTAATAATGTGATTTCTTACCATCAAATATGTTGGATTGTCTGTGCGCTTCACTTCGGCACTTTCTAATAAAAAATCCCACATTTCTCCCCATAATTTTTTGTCAATCTTTCTGATTTCATCAACACCAGCGCCCGATTGAATCAATTTGGATTTAACTGTATGCCAACTGGAAAGTTCCTTGAAGTTAAATCGATACTCGATAGCATCGAGAAAGGTTAAAATATACGCTTCATTTTTGGTGCCTTTTTCAATCTCAATTTTAAGTTTGAATTTTTCCAAGGTATCTATTACCTTGGCCTGAGACACAGCACCACCTATTTTACAATTTTCCTTTCTATCAGATGGGCATCTTTTACATCCAAATCCAATTCCGCTTCCTTCTTCCAAGCATCTTTTATATTGTTTATTAGCACTTTTAATAGTTTTGTCTCTTCCAGCGTCATTATATCCCTTCATAATATAATAAATAAGAGCCGTAGGATTTTTTACTCCAAAGTACCTAAGATAAAGTGTAAGTTGATATGTGGTGTTGTTGCGTTCACCTTTTTTAATAATACTTGGTAATGTTCCATCATGATCAAGCATATTAATTGAATCCGCAAGATCAATGACTGACTGCATGCATGGCGGTACCGGTACAATCTTAGATATATTTATAATAACAGGCTCCTCCGGAAAATCCGCTGGGTTTGGTAAAAGCACTCTGAGGCCAGGGTTATCCAGGAACACTTTATCAAATTTGAAAGACTCAAAGCCCTGAGAGGTGCATTTTAGATGAAAATTACGCAAACCATAAGCAAGAATAAGCTTTACAACAGCAACGTAACCCCTTACATGGTTTACGAGAATTGGCTTATTAAAAAAGAGGACCACATGTACACCTGTGCGGGAGTATGATGGTAATATATTAACTGGTAAGGGATTATACAGAATATTTTGATTATTGGCAGCTTTGATGTTAGAAACAATGCTGGAAACAGCATTGTATAGACCATCAGCAATATTAGGATTTCCATCAATATCTATAACGCACCACGTTACTGTGGCAGTGTCCAAATCCTCTGCCATGGCCCTGGATATAGGTGCATATCCAATGGCAGACTTTGGTGGATCATGTTGTACCCAGGGAAATTCTTCTATCGGCGGCGTTGTAAGCTTTGTTTCAACAATCTTAGGCTTTTTACCCTTAGGGTCTGGCTTTGCATGGATATACTGATCTACAGTGGTATCAATCACTTTTATTTTATTTGTCTTAGGATCTCTAATAGAATGTATACCAGATTTCCATTTATCTGGGAGCTTGTAAAGATTATAAATTAAATCAAGTTTGGGGTTTGGCACGGCAGTATCTCCTTTTATATATATTATTAATGCTTAAGAGGCGCACAAAGTTATTTTAGCATGGACGGAAGCTTCTGTCAAGATCAGTGTTTGTACTTCGATGAAAAATTAATCCATTTGGCACGGCGCTTGCTAAACGTTGTCAAATATTTTTAAAATAAAAAGAACTATTGTCTGTCTGTCTATTTGTCTATTTTATATATCATAACGTATAAAGATATAGGAAGGAGACAGACAGACACGTTTTCTTTTTAAAAAAAGTAAGTGGCGTGCTAGCTTGTTAAGTTGTGTTTCTGCTATATGCTTCCTGGGGTTGGGTTTATACCCGATAGGACCAATAAAGCTTTGTTCATATCCAGAAGCCAAGGGAAGCTAAGAGAACCGCCTCCCTTGGCTTTTTTGTATGCTCCTGGGCCTGGGTTCTTACCCTCCGTACAGCACTGCGGTGGCTTTTTCTTGGGCATCATCCTGCTCAGTTTCCTGTGCCTGTGCTTGTCTTCTATATGCTCCTCTGAGCACGTTTCCGGCATTTGCCCTGACAAGCCCTGCGTTTTTGCCTTCCCACAGGAGGTGTACCCACTGGTCAACTCCTTCTGGCCATTCTTTCCAGCCGTACCTTTCAGCAGCTCTTTTGTATTTCTTCTGGAAGTTTTTGCTAAGTGCTACCTTAAATGGCAGGACAGCCAATTCATCTGCCAGGGTATCCAGGACTTGATGAGAGGTAAGTCCTCTGAGTTTTTCTGCTACTTCGTCGCCATTATCAACGGTGGCATTTCCACTAGCAGTTTTCCCAAAGCCCTTGTAATATTCATTGCGACTTTTGCGGAATACGTTGCGTTTACTGGATTTAGTTTCCTGGTTGGTTGTCTCCTCAAACTGATTTTTACGGAGATTGGCAGTTTCACCATTATCGAGTTTAACGGTAAACCATCCTCTGTTCTCAGATATCACTGTTCCAGTCTGTCCTTCAAACTTTCCTGTTGTTACTTTAACCTTCATATCGGTCTCCTTTCATTGTGCTGTTAGCACTGTTTTATTTTGTACTTACATTAAAACACATCAAGATTCATTTGTCAAGTATTTGATTTATTTTGATGTTGTTTTTGTCGTATTGTATTTACATTAAAACACATCAAGATTCATTTGTCAAGTATTTGATTTAATATTCAAGGTCAGGCTCTGGTGTAGTCTATATAATACTTTTTGTGCACTTCGCTATTTCCTTTGGTTTTTTGTTGTGCGCCAGTTATTATTAGGCCCTATTAGGTGTAAATAATAGTTACTTGACACAATATTTAGTTTTATGTTAAAATAAAAGAAAAAGAAAAAAAAAGGAGCTAAAAGGCAGTGCACAATGAGGTAAAAAGCTGGGCACAATCACCAGGGAAAAAGCACATGATGCGTCATTTAAATGGTGAAAGGCTTACCAGAGGAGAGGCTATTATTGCAAAGTGTGCTGATTGTAATGCCGGTTATGTTGATGGTAAACTGAATTGCCAGATAGTCGATTGCCCACTTTACCCATACATGCCATATAAAAGTAAATGAGGTTAATATGCAAAATTTACAAGTGTTAGCTGCCATATATCTTAATTCCCAATCTCGTGAAGAGTTGGATATTGCTCTTGAGCGGTTTGGTTTATCCTTTGAGGAATTGCAGAAGGTAGCATATAAAGAAGGGTTTAAACCAGGCCCTGCGGTGTTGGCCTATGATCCTGAGCCAGGCCCTGTTAAGTTTGCTGATGAAGATTATATTAAGAATGCTAATAAGGCAGCGGTCAGGCAGAAACAGCAGATGCTGCAGGTGGCAACAGTGCTGATTGGTGAGGAACTCAGGGACATGGACGCATTAAGAAGGGTGCAGGTCCTGGAGAAATTAGCATCAGTCCAGGATAAACTTACCAGGCTTGAATTTCATATTCACGGTATTATTGGCTCTGATTCAGTACCACCATCCCCAATTGTGATTGATTTAAGTGAGGGTAATGAGAGTAAAGCTTAATCCTTCGCAGAGAAAGCTTTTTCTGGCGGATAATAAGTATGTGGCCTGTGTTGCCGGATATGGTTCTGGAAAAACGTTCGTTCTCATTTTAAAGATGCTTTATGATTATTTTTCAAACCCAGGGGCGAATCTTTGTTATTTTGCTCCTGGATATCAGTTGTGCTTCGATATTGCATACCCCATGTTAGAGGAGTTTTTAACCAATACCAAGACACCATATCATAGTAATAAACAGGCAAGATATATCAGTGTACCTGGGTATGGTATTATTTATTTCAGGTCAGCTTTAAAGCCTGAAACTATGATTGGTTTTTCCATTCTTAGTGCCTATGGCGATGAAGTGGATCTTTTGCCGTATGAATTGGCTGAAAAGGTAATTGATAAGATGATGGCTAGGATGAGGCAACGCATAGAAGGTGCCAAGAACCAGTTATATCTTATTTCAACGCCAGAAGGCTATAAGTATATGTACCATAACTTTGAAAAAGAGCCTCTGGAAGATTCAACTCTTATTAGGATGTCCACTTATGATAATATTGCTAATTTACCGGATGATTTTATTCCAACTTTGATTAAAAAATACCCAAAGTCTCTTATAGATGCTTATCTGCTTGGGAAGTTTGTAAACATCAATAAACTGGGAGTGTGGGCAGAGTTTGATAGAGAAAAGAACAGGATGTCTGTTGATTCAATATCATCTGTAAATCCAATCCATGTTGGTATGGATTTCAATGTTGGGAAGGGGTGTGCTGTAATTTTCGATATAAGACAACCGTCATCAGATGCTGAAAAGGTAGCTGTCGCCATTGATGAAATAATCAATACCTTTGATACCAATGAAACTATATCCGTTATTAAAGAAAGATACCCTGGGAAATCAGTAATAGTGTATCCTGATGCCAGTGGGTCTGCAAGAAAGACTATAAATGCTTCTATATCGGATCTTTCTTTATTAAGGGATGCTGGTTTCACAGTAAGAGCAAATCGTGCTAACCCTTCTGTTAAGGACAGGGTTATTGCCACCAATACTATGTTTTGCAACGGTGAAGGGGAGCGGAGGCTTTTTGTTGATGTGGCCAGATGTCCTAATTTAACGGAGGCGCTTGAACAGCAAGTTTATGATGATAATGGTTTACCGTCTAAAGATGGTAAATATGATCATGTGACAGATGCTTTTTCATATCCGATAGCGTATTTATTTCCAGTTCATAAACTCCGTGCTGGTATTGCTAAAGTTCAAGGCACATAAAGCCATTGACAGAAGCTTTTTTGTATGTTATAATGTAGGTAAGATGAGGAAAGAAGATGCCAGTTAATTCTACACATAGACAATATGAAGCTTACAGGCACAAGTGGACTAGATGCCGTGACGTCATTGAGGGTGCTGATGCTGTAAAGGCAAAAGGTGAAGTTTATCTTCCATCTTTATCTGGCCAGAGTAGCGATGAGTATTCGGCTTATAAAAAACGTGCTACCTTTTATAATGCCTCATCACGAACTCTTGACGCCCTGGTGGGTGCTATTTTCCGCAAGTCTTATCAGTTTGTATATCCTGAGGTAGACAGAGACAAACATGTCACTGTCCAGAACAATTCTCTTACTGATTTTTCCAAATATACACTTAATGAGCTTCTCACTACTGGCAGGGTTGGTATTTTGGTAGATATGCCACCTTTAAATAATATCACCAATCGGTGCTATCTTGTTGTTTATAAGGCAGAGGATATCATCAATTGGAAAGTTGAATTGGTGGGAGATAAGTTAATGCTTACCATGGTGGTAATCAGGGAGGAATATACAGAAGAAATAGATGAATTTGAAGACCAGATAAAAGAACAATATAGAGTGCTTGTGCTCAGAGACGGTGTTTATGTCCAGGAAATATATCGGCTGGATTCAACGACAAAAGATTACACATTGGTGGAACAAATTGTACCTACCATGAGGGGATCCAGAATACATGAGATCCCATTTATCTTTTCTAATTGGCAAAAGGTAGGTGCAGAGGTTATAAAGCCACCACTTATTGATCTGGTGGATATAAACCTTTCTCATTACAATTCATCTGCGGATCTTGAGCATGGTAGGCATTTTACGGCACTTCCAACGGCATGGGTTGCTGGATTTCCGGCTGATATAACGCTTAAGATTGGCAGTTCTGTTGCTTGGATTTCAGAGGACCCTGGTGCAAAGGCGGGGTTTCTGGAGTTTACTGGTCAGGGCCTGAGTTCTCTTGAAAAGGCATTAGAGCAGAAAGAGTATCAGATGGCCATTATCGGCACACGGCTTCTGGATGTTCCAAAAAAGGGTGTTGAAGCGGCAGAGACTTACAAGGTGCGGAATATGGGTGAGCACAATGTGCTTTCGTCCATATCACTTACTTTATCTGACCTTTTTACACGGGTTTTTGAATTTGTGGCCATGTGGGAAGGCAAATCAGGCGATGTAGTTGTAAGTTTCAATACTGATTTTACTGCTGTTTCGATGACGCCAAATGAAGTAACTGCTCTGGTCAAAGCTTACCAGTCAGGTACTATTTCTTGGGAAACATTGTTCTATAACTTCCAGAAAGGTGAAATTATAGAAGATGGTATCACTGCTGAAGAGGAAAAGGCAAGAATAGAGGGTGACATGATTCTTATGGGAAGTCCACCGCCTGTTAATAATATACCATCAGAAGAGGAGTCGTCTGAGGGGGTACCGCTAAAAAATGAGTGAGAAGCTTGATTACGAAGGCTTTCTTTCTCCGATGAATAATGGAATCGTTTAACACCAGAATTCAGGATGCACTTATCAGGCATCAAACGGAGCTTGAGAGAGTGTCTGCATTGGGCACAAAACAGGTGTTAAAGCACCTACAGAATCTTAGGGACGAGTTAATTGCGTTTGTTGCTCAGACTAACCCTACTGGCGTTGCGTTTCCTGTAAATCAGAAGGTTGTAATTGAAAATTTGCTTACGCAGGCCAATAATCTGATTACGGATACTTATAACAAAATGGCATCGACTCATACCAGCTTAATGACTCAGTATGGACATGCTGAAGCTCAAATATTCCCTAAGATATACAACAGAGAGTTTGGTGCAGGTGTCATTCATCCGGTGCTTACTAAAGAGGCTATTGCGACGATTGTAAGTGAACAGGTGTTTGAAGGGCATACTACAAAAGAGTGGTGGGAAAAACAGTCTATTGACTACAAATACCGTTACAAGGCAGAAATGACAGAAGGCATTTTAGATGGTGAGTCGATAGACGAGTTGATCGAGCGTGTAAAGGACTCGTTGGTTATCCCGCAGAACCATGCGGAAGCGTTGTCAAGGACAGGTTTCCAGAACATCTTCCAGGATGTGCGGAGGCAGATTTATGAGGGCAATAGTGATGTGATTTCCCAGGTTATGTGGGTTGCCACACTGGATACTAGAACCACTTTTATTTGTGCTACGCTTGATAATCGTAGGTGGAGGTTAGAGGACAAAGAGCCTATTGGCCATGGTATGAAGTGGAGGGGTTGGCCGCCTATTCATTGGAATTGCAGGTCTACTACTGTTCCTATAACGGTTTCTTATGACGAATTAAATAAAAATTTAAAATTTAATAAGACTGTCAATAGGTTGAAACCAGGACAACGGGCATCTATAGATGGTGCGATTCCAGAAACAAAAAGTTATAATGATTGGTTAAAAGATCATGAAAAGAAAGGAAAACAAGGAAAAAAAGATGTAATAGAAATTTTAGGTGTTAAACGCTATGAGTTATGGAAAAAAGGGAAAATAACGAATGTGTCTCAACTTGTTGATCAAAAGGGAAATCCCCTTACATTAGATGAACTTTACAAAAAATATGGTAAACCCGGAGGGTAAAAATGCTTAAGTTACAGTACAAATCACAAAACGAAATTCCAGAAGATGTTAAGGACCTTTATGAAGAACGTAACGGAGCATGGCATTTAAAACTTAAAGACCCAGTTGTTCCTAAAGGAAAACTTGATGAATTTCGTGACAATAATATCAGGCTTATGAAAAAGCTTGAAGAGTTGGAGAAAAAGTTGTCGGGAGTTGATCTTGCAGAATATAAAGAACTCAAGGAAAAATTTCAGGCGATTGAGGAAGAGAAACTCCTTAGCGCAGGTAAGATAGATGAGCTTGTTCAGAAAAGGGCTATGAAAATCAAGCAGTCCTTTGAAGACAAGCTGAAAGAGCTTGAGAAAAAGGCGGAAGAGGCCAGCAAGGCTGCGGAGCTTTACAAAAACAAGCTTTCCACAACCCTGGTGGACGCAGAGGTTCAGAAGGCGGTGCTTTCTGTTGCCAAGCCCAGGGAGGGTGCAATTAATGATATTCTCCTTAGGGCAAAGCAGACTTGGCGTGTTACCGATGATGGGGAAGTAATGCCTTTTGACGAAAAAGGTGAAGTAATACAAACTGATGATGGTCCATTGACTTTTAAAGATTGGGCAGAGTCTCTTGTTGAACAGGCCCCATACCTTTTTGAAGGATCTTCTGGCGGGGGCTCTGGCGGGGGCTCTGGCGGGGGTTCTAATAGCATTGATAGAAATGGTAAGGCCTATATTTCTATTGATCAACTTCGTCAGACTGCTACTGAAAATGGTGGTTCAGCAGAACTTATTTCTAACCTTGTATCGGGTAAAATCGATATTGTGTAAAGTCTCAGGGAGGCTTGCTGTGTTCCGGAGGAATAAATTTTGATAATATAAAAGGAGATTTAAGATGGCAAATGATATACTTAAAATAATGCCAAAAATTCTTGCCACAGGGCTTGAAGTCCTAAGGTCCAGGGTTTTGATGACTCGTCTTGTTAATATAGATTATTCTACAGAGGCCAAGAAGAAAGGTCAGACTGTTGATGTTCCTATTAGTCAGGCCCGTACAGTTTCAGATGTAACTCCGGCCCCAACTCCTCCTGCTCCTGAGGATACTACCATTGAGTATGTACAGATTCCTTTGAACAATTGGAAAAAGGCTGATTTCGGTTTAACTGATGCTGATTTGCAAAAGATTGCAGCTAAGGAGTTTTTTATCCCAAAGCAGATGGAAGAAGCTTTTGAGGCGCTCGCTCGTGCTATCAATCAGTCTGTGTTCAATGAATACAAAGGCATATATGGATTCACCGGCACTCCCGGCACTACTCCTTTTGCCAGCGATGTCTCCGCCGCCACTTCTGCCAGGAAAGTTCTTAATCAGCAAAGAGCTTTCAAATATCCCAGGTTTGGTGTGCTTGACTGGGATGCTGAAGCCAACGCTCTTGCCCTGCCGCAGTTCTCTGATGCTGAGAAGGTCGGGTCCAATGATGTCAAAATCCAGGGTGAGATAGGTCGTAAATTTGGTATTGATTGGGTCGCAGATGATGATGTGCCCACCCACACCGCCGGCACTGCTTCTGGGTATCTTGTTAATCAGAGCGATCATGAAGTGGGCGATACTACAGTACAGATTGACACTGGGTCTGGAACTATTCTTGAGGGTGATATATTTACTGTAGCAGGTGATTCTCAGACATATGTTGTGAAGTCTTATGCTTCCAACATTATTACTTATACACCTGCTGCCAAGACTGCTTTTGCAAATAACGCAGCCCTCACTTTTAAAGATTCCCATGTGGTCAATATTGTTGCCCATCGTGACGCCTTTGCCCTTGCAATGAGACAGCCTGATGCAGGTCTCAAAGAAGTGTATAATGAGCAGAATGCCTTTACGATGGCTGATCCTGTGTCAGGACTGGTGTTCCGGCTGGAGCTTATTCGGCAGTACAAGCAGCTCATGTGGGAAGTTGATGCAATGTGGGGCACAAAACTCGTGGATGCCCGTCTTGCTGCCCGTATAGCGGGTTAGTCCTCCTTCTCTCCTATCCTCCTGGTCCTTGGTGGGGCGCATTATAGCAAGTGCGCCCTGCCTTTTTGTAATTTATGGGGTGTTTGATATGATGTATAAGAAAGAAACGGTAAAAGTTGTTCATGATTCAAAGGATGGGTTCATGGTCATCAACAAAGAAGACTTTGACCCCAAAGTACACAAGGTTTATAAAGAGAAGAAACGGAAAGAAGATAAGAAGGCTGAATAATGTCTCTCGTCACTTCTCCAGGAGCCTCTGATGCTGATTCTTATATATCGGTTGAAGAGGCTGATGATTTATTAAACAATCATTCATTGTCGGTAGATGATTGGCGATCTTTCGAATTGAGCAAGCAGGAAGCTTCTTTGAGATGGGCCACTAACATTCTTGACAATTATATTGAATGGAATGGGTCCCCAACAAATCCTACTATACAAGCTCTCCAGCACCCTCGAACAGGTTTGTTTGATAAAATGGGGAATGTTGTTCCTGATAATGAAATTCTTCCAGAGCTTAAAATAGCCACCGCTTTGTTAGCTGTTTATCTTTTGGAAAATAACCCTTTAAACAATTCTTCTATTTTTAAATCTGTTTCTCTTGGTGCGGGGTTATCTTTTAAGGTGTCTGACACTGATTCGGAATTTATTCCAGATTATATTATTAATTTTATTTCTTATTGGGGAACTCCCAGTAAGAACATAAAAAATTCGGAAGTGAGACTTTTTAGATGTTAAGACAACTCCAACAATTAGCAAAGAAATATTTCACAGCTCTCAAAAGAGAAGGGCTTGTGCAAAATGCTGATGTTGGAGTTTTGGAATTGTCGTATGACCCTTCTACCGGCGAGCATAACAATATTTTCACCCATTCCTCTTCCTACTTGTTATTGATTCAGACATTCACAGCTCAAGAGATAGATAAATATCACTTGTCTGATGATGTTTGTAAAGGAGTGTTTCTGGCTAATCCTCAATCTGATGACATACAAGTGCACAGAGTTGTTCGGACAGATAAAGAAGAGTATGAAATAACAAAGATTTTGTCGAATAATTCCGTCATTGTTGAAACAGCAATGCGTCCTGCAGGAGGACTGAAATGAGAGACCTTGCCAAATTTGAAGCCGACCTGAAAAAATTATCAGATACTCTCAATATCTCATTAGACAAAGTGTTGAGAAAGACTGCTATGGATGTTTTTAAGGGGGTGGTGATGCGTACTCCTGTTGATACAGGAGCGTTAAGAGCTTCATGGCAAGTAGGGCTTAATAAGGTTCCGGATGCGAGAGTAAATATTCATGGAGGCAGGTTGGCGTCTGCAGGAGCTTCTTTTGTTGCTTTTCACTCTGCAAATTCAACAATCAACAAAGCTCAATGTGGAGATATTGTTGTTATATCTAATCATATGGATTATGCAGAGACGGCTGAGTTTGGACTGTGGCATGGTCCAACTAAGAAAGTCACTGCTGCTGGCTTTTCCAGGCAAGCCCCTGCTGGCATGGTTCGTGTGACGCTCATTTCAGTTAGAAATGCTCTTGTGAGAATGTTAAAGGATATCAAACTATGAAGTTATCTTACTCTAAACGGAAGAGATTGCCCAAGTCTTCATTTGCAATTCCAGAGAAAAGGAAATATCCTATTTATGACAGGAGTCATGCTGCTAATGCCTTAGCAAGAGTATCACAGTTTGGGACTCCTTTTGAGATAAAGAAAGTGCGGCAAGCTGTTTGTAAGAGATATCCATCCTTCCCAAGTTGTAAGAGGCGCAAGAAGTGAGTCTTGATAAGATACGAAAGCTTGTTGAAGGGCGAATAAAGTCTGAATGGACGCAGACGCCTTTTGCGTTTGCTAATTTGCCTTATAACCCAGAAAGAGGAGTTTCTTATATTGAGGTTTTCGTTATCCCTGGGGAAGGGAGTCAGATATCTTTAGGAGATAATGCAGCGTTGAATAGGTGGTTCGGAATTATTGATATATCAGTGATGGTTCCTAAAAATACAGGAACACATAAGGCCTTCAGTTTAGCATCTGATTTAATTGATTTGTTTTATCATTTTGATCAGGAAGGTCTCGTGTGTTTGACTGGTAGTATGACACCTTTTACGCCTCCTGGAGATTGGGTTCAATATAAAGTGACAATCCCATTTTATTATGATGAGGTGAAATAACAATGAGTAGTGCAAACAGAACACAGATCAGGTATGGAGTTGAGAGCACTTGGGGAGAAATTCCTTCTATTGCTTTCACCAATTTTGGCGATACGAGCGATTCGCTGTCTTATAACATATCTACTATTCAGTCAGAAACAATTCGATCTGATCGCAAGATTGAAGATCTGATCCAGACAGGGGCTAATCCTGGAGGTACAATTAACTTTGAATTGAGGTATGGAGGGCCAGATGATTTCTTGGAATCTGCGCTGTATAACAGTTGGTCCAGTGATTTGAGCATCTCAGGGTCTGACATTTCTTTTGACGGAGTTGGTAATACAATTGACTCGACCTCTACTGATTTTTCTTCAGTTAAGGCAGGGCAGTGGATAAAAGTGTCCGGAAGTTCAAATAATGATGGGTTTTGGCATGTCAGCGCTGTTGCCCAACATCAATTGATTATTACGGACGGAACATTGACTACTGAGAGTTCTGGGTCGTCTATTTCTATCACGGGCTCAATACTAACTGATGGTACTACAGAGAAGTCTTTCACAATTGAAAGAGAGCATCAGGATAAAGGACAATTCTTCCATTGGACAGGGATGGTTGTTTCTCAGCTGGCAATGAAAGTGGCTGCGAATTCGGTTGTTACAGGAACATTGACTTTTATCGGGAAAACTGTGGGCAGGACTACTTCTACTGTGGGTACAGGAGCACCAAATCAAGGATCTACCGAAGATGTTATGAACGCTGTTGCCAATGTTGGAAACATAATGGAGGGAGGTTCTGTAATTTCTGACACATTCATACAGAGTGTCGATTTCAGTGTGAATAACAATGTTCGAGGGCTCTCTGCTATTGGTGTTCTTGGTAATGCGGATCTTGCAGAAGGTGACTGTGATGTGAAAGGGAATATGTCCATCTATTTTGCTGATGGCAGTATGTATGATAAATTTATCAACAATACTACATCAAGTTTCTCTTTCCGAGTTACAAAGAACAATAAGACTTATATATTTACGTTTCCAAGAATAAAATTCTCCTCTGATGACATTTCCGTTCCGGGGAAAAATCAGGATGTTATGGAGAACATGGGATTTCAGGCTATTGTTCATCCTACATATGGATGGACCATGCAAATAGATCGTTTTGGATCATAATAAGGAGAGTTTATGGACATAAAGAAAATATTCAAAACTGATCCAATAGCTGAGAAGGAAGGGGTGTGGGTGGACATTGATGACTCGTCTTCAATTCTGATTGCTAGAGTAGGCAATCCTCGATTCAAGTCAATGCTTGAGCGTTTGACCCTCCCTTACAAATCAGCTATCAGGAAAGGTACATTGAGTCAGGATGTTTTTGATAAAATTCTTGCTAAATGTACCGCAGAGACAATTGTTCTTGATTGGCGTGGATTTGAGGAGGATGGAAACTCCATTCCTTATTCTCCAGAGAAAGCATATGAATATTTGACAGAATATCCTGATTTCAGGGATTTTGTTGAGTCATGTTCGGAGAGTATGGAGCTTTTCCGTTGTAAGGAGGATGCTGAGACTGAAAAAAACTAAAAGAGTGCCTTGAATGGTGGTTCCATTATGGAGAGAAAGAAGAATGGCTCTATTCACTTGTTGAAGAGGGACATCACATTCCCGCTATTGAGAACAAGCCAGAGCTTTTTGCAGACCTTCAAGATGTTTGGAACACATTTGAGGCACTGAATTTTACAAGGAATGTAGGGTTTGTGATTGAGGCAATTAAAATGAGAGAGATTCTCAGCTATCTAACCTTATTTGACATTCCTCAAGACAAGTGGTCTTATATTACAAAATGGGTAACTGTTCTTGACATATATTATTTGAAAATGGCCAAAGAGGATTGATAAAATGCCAGGCATTGATATATTTATAGATTCGAGCGGAGCACGAGCAGGAGCAAGAGAAGTAAATGAAGCATTGAATTCTATTATTCCGAGAGCTCGTCGTGTCAAGGGAGCCTTTGGTAAATTGAGATCCACAATTAGTCGTGTTAAGGACTCATTATTCTCTCTCAGAACTGCTTTGATGGGGTTTGGAGCAGGGATTGTAATTAGAGACGTCATTTCCACATCAAATGCCTTTGAACAGTATAGAAAGACTCTCTCAACATTAGAAGGTACGCAGACTGCTGCGGCAAAGAAATGGAAAGAACTTCTTGATTTTGCACAAGACACACCGTTTCGAATTGGCGAAGTGATGAAGTCTTATATGACTATGAAGGCCTATGGGCTTGACCCTACAATTGAGGCGATGAGAGCATTAGGGGACACTGCCGCTGCTTTTGGAGATAAGCAAGTTTTCGGCAGGATTGCCTTTGCCCTTGGACAGATCAATTCAGCAGGGAAGCTCATGGCTCAGGACCTCAACCAGCTTATCCAGGCCGGGATTAATGTCAATGAGGTTCTAAGCGGTGCATTTAATGTTACCAAGAAGGATATAGACAAATTGAATGATGCTATCGCCTCAGGAGCTGTGTCTATGAAGGATGTTTATGAGGCGTTTATCCATTATATGGAGAGTCGTTTTGGCGGACAGATGTCTCGGCTTATGGACACTCTCAAAGGGCAATGGGAAGTTTTCATTTCTTATGTTGAGCAGGTTGAAGATAAATTAATGTCTTCAGGCCTTGGGAAATATCTTGCTGCTTCTCTAAGGGTTGTTAATGACCAAATTGAGCGTTTGAAAAAGGAGGGGAAACTGGATGAGTGGGCCAAGAGTGTTTCTGATGCTGTTGTTCGTGTTTTTGAGAGAACTGCTTTAGGAATTGCATCAATATATGACACTCTTCATCCTATTCTCTCTGATATGGGAGACACTGTAAAGGCTGTTTGGAAAGAGTTCAAACAACTTCCTACTTGGGCTCAAGAAGTAGGTGTTATCGGAGCTTTTGTGCTCGGCAAGAAAGGAACTGCTACCTTATTGGGCGCATTGACTATCTTGCGAAAACTGAGACAATGGCAGGATGAACAAACCAAAACCCATCCATTGATTGCTTCTCAATTACTGGCTAAGGCTATGAAGCCAGGTTCTGGAAAGACTTATCTTAAGTCAACTCCTTTGTACGAAGAAGGGCCTAGTCCTCGTCCTTCTTCGCAGCCTGAAGAAGCTCCTGGGGCGATGGAACAGAGAGTTCAGTCTGCGATTGATAAAATAAAGCAATACACATCTGTTGTTAATTCAGCTTTTGAGTCTGTTTCTAAGGCGAAATCTAAATTAGTTCTGGATGTGTCTGATTTTAGTTCCAAAAAAGGAGGGAAGAATAAGCTCGAAGAATACAAGAAGCTTATAGATGATTTGACTCTTAAAGCTCTTCCTGAATATGAAAGAAGAATTGAGTCTATCAGGGTAAAATATAACCTTTTGAACGAAGAACTTCAAAAATTGTACGATTCCGGAGCTATTTCGTACTCAAAGTATGCAAAACTTTCCATCGGGCTGTACACCAGACAACAAGAGGAGTTGAAGAAAGTCAAGCAAGTTGCTAAGGACACATCTGATTCCATGTCGCAGTTTTGGATTGGCGCTATGCGATCAATGCAATCAGCCTCCAGTGATTTCTTTATGAATATCATGGAAGGGAATTTCAAAAACTTACTCAGAAGTTTTCAGATGATGTTAAATCGGATGCTGGCTGATTGGATGGCCGCACAGTTACAGATGGCCTTATGGGGCCAAGGCGGAAAGGGTGGGCTTATTCAGAAAGCTGTAGGATGGGCTGTTGGTTTAGCAGGCAGTTTCTTCGGAGCAGGTGGAGCCGGGAATATGGCTTCTACCAGTGCTGGAGCGGTTAATATGAGTACAGGAGCAGGATGGGCTGCTAATGCAGACATAGTGTCAGCTACAGAAGGTGCTTCATTTGATATCCCTTGGTACGCACAACATACAGGGTATGTCGGAATTAATAGAGGTCCTGCTCGGTATTTCCCAAAGAGTTGGATATCTTCTGTTCCTCGACTTCATGATGGCTTGAAACCTGGCGAGTTTCCTGCTATCTTACGATATGATGAAGAGGTTCGCACACCGGAACAGATCCGCAGAGAGAAGGAGAAGGAGAAGGAAGGCACCAAGGAAGTTTCTCAGACTGTTATAAATGTGTATGCTCTTGATTCTAAAGGTGTCCAAGATGTCCTTTATCGATATGCTCAACAAATGACAAGTTCTGGGACTGTATCAGGATTTAGGAGATTTTAGATGGCTACTTACCCGCAAGATCCTGTCCCTTCTTATCGAACCACGCTCGGATATGATGATTCTAATGTCAAGGATTTTAGAGCAGGGGATGGAGAGCCTATAAAAGTTGTTCATGGTGTGTTGAGAAAGATATATGGGCTTGTTTACAAAGCCATATATATTGATGACAAGAACACACTTATTAATTTTTATGAACAAAACCGAACCTCTTCATTTGATTGGCATGACATAGAGACAGGAGGAGTGAAAACAGCTTGGTTTAATGACACACCTCCTAATGTTACTTTTGTAGGCCCTAACCGTTATGATATGATTGTTCAGATTGTTGTAGAGAGCACATGAGTCTGAAATATATCAATATATATTACAAACTGGTAGATGTTTCTACTGGAGAGATCTGGACGTCAACCGGAGTGGAAGGGGGCAAATTTCAAGCCATCGACCTGAATGTCAAGATGGATGCCATGGCGGGTCCTGCCGGAATAACGATCCAAGTTCCTACTCAATTTTTTGAAAAGGGACAGAGACTCCGGGCTTACGAGGTGATAAATGGTCAGGAGGTCTTATTGGTCAGCGGGATTGTTGTTACAGAGAGTTGGGATGGTGATTTGTATTCATACGCTATAGTTGATGACAATAATTTCAATCTCTTGGTTCCGGGACGGATATATGGAAGGGCTTGCTCCTTCTCTTTCGGAAAAGGGGCTTGCCTTTACAATATAGATGCTAATAAAATTAGCGTCAATATCACGGACGTGGGGCAAAATTACGTTAAAGTTGATGCGGATTTATCATCGAATTACCGTGAACTCGTTCAATCAGGAATCAGCGAGGTAGCCTATCAAGTTTCCGGTCAATATCTGTATATGGCCGATCCTGATGAATTCGAGGTGGGGGCTGCGGATGTTAGACCTGTATGCGAGAAGACTTTTTCTGATTGCGTAAAATATGGACAGGTAGAGAATTTTGGGGGATTTCTATATATCCCCAAAGCAGGAGATATTGTGTTCTGATGTTGTCTATACGCCGGACAGAGCCAGCTTGTTTCAAGTATGTGATTGATTATTGTCAAGACAACTTTGGAATCTCTCTTCCCAAAGGAGATGCGAAGAACATAAGCGATGTCCGGAGACAAGCATTAAGGGCAGGGTTTTTTGAAACGGATGAGCCGCAGGCTGGAGATATCCTTGTGATCCAAAGATATGTAGAGATACATTTCGGAGTATTTTTAGACCAGGAACGATTCACCCATTCATCCTACGGAAAGGTAAAAGTGTCTCAATTGGAAGCAATTAAAAGGACAACGGCGGAATGGACCATATTCGCCCATCCGTTATTGAGGAGAGAGGCCTGTGTCTAAGTTTGTAGGGATAATATTTTCTGTTGTAGGGATGGCCATTGGAGGATACTTCTTTGGTCCGGCGGGAGCTGCGATAGGCGGTGGAATTGGCGGAATGATAGGCGGGGTTCTTCAAGCAACGGTATTTGCCCCTTCCCCACCTCATATGCCTTCTATGGAACCGGGGCAGTTAGAAACGCCCAAGCCCAACGACCTCCAAATGATGAGCTATGCGGAGAATGCTCCTATTCCGTACCTTTGCGGAACGAAACTGATGGCTCCTCAAATTATTCAGGTTTTCGACAAATGGACTGTCCCGGTTAAACAATATCAGACTTATACGGTTCAGGAGCTTGACGCTGATGGAAAGGATGCGGACGTAGAAACGCACACAAGAACCCAAGAAGTAATAGTTGCCTATGATTATTTTGTTAGGGCGTTACTAGGGCTGGTTCAAGGGCTTAATGGAAATTGCCGTATAGGTGAAATATATGTTAATGGGAAACTCAACACCGCTCTTCAGTTGACTTTGAAGAATGGCGATGAAGACGATGTGTCTTGGTTGTGGA